CTGGACTATCTAAACTCATGAAACTAGCAGATAAAATCCTGGCCGTCTCTTTGAAGCAAGAAACGCTGGACGTGCCCGAGTGGGATGCAAAAATCGGCATCCGCGAAATGACAGTGGAGCAGCGCCTGAAGTTCGGCGAAGACGCGAAGAAGTGGCCAGCGGTCGCCATGGCGCGGCTGGTGATTGCCTCGACGTTTGACCCGGCAACCGGCAAGCCGATCTTCGAAGCGGCGCACCACGACGCCATTGTGAATATGCCTGGCGCCGTGATCGACCGCGTTGTAACTGAAATCTGCCGCATCTCGGGCCTTGGCGCAGAACCGGCAGAAGCAGCGGAAAAAAACTAACGGGCGAGCGGCGATTTGCCTTCGCCCTCGCCGAGATACTACACATGACAGTGGGGCGGCTGCTACAGGAGATGAGCAGCAGCGAGTTTACCGAGTGGGCTGCCTACCTCGAACTGAAGCACCGAGAGTCTGAGAAAGCAGCGAAGAAAAACGGGAGACGATAGGTGCCTGTCCTAAGCAATCTAATCGTTCGAATCGGAGCCAGCACCGACGACTTCGACAAGAAAGTCAACGCCAGCCTTGGCAAGATTAAGCGGTTCGGCGCGACGATCAGCGAAGCAGGTCAAGCGCTCTCCATCGGCTTTTCCGCGCCGGTCGTAGCCGCGGGCGCTGCGGCGCTCAACGCGGCGATGCAGATGGAGACGCTGGAAAAAGGTCTCGCCGCAACGATGAAGTCCACGACGGCGGCAGCGACTGAACTTGAGAAACTGAAAGAAGTCTCGAAGCTGCCGGGGCTGGGGCTCAAAGAGGCCGTACAGGGCTCGATCCGCCTGCAGACCCTCGGGAGCACCGCCGACGAATCCAGGCGCATCATGCGCGAGCTAGGCAACGCTCTGGCGGTCGTGGGTGGCGGAAAAGAGGACTTCTCGGAAGTCATTCGGCAGCTTTCGCAAATGGCGGCTGTGGGCAAGGTGACGAAAGAAAACCTCGACCCCATCGTTGAACGCATTCCGCAAATTGCCGCGATAATCAAAGACAAATTCGGCGCGGCGGCGCTGGGCGACCCGGCCAAGACCTTCGAGCGCATGGGCATCTCGGCGCAGCAGTTCATCGGCGTCGTGGTGAGCGAACTGGAGAAAGGCGGGCGGGCTGGCGGGGACCTCAAAACCAGCATGGAGAATCTGCGGGAGGAGGTATTTGCCACCGCCGCCGAGTTCGGGAAGTCGCTGGAGCCGATTGGGAAGACGGTCGTCAAAGACGTGCTGACGCCGATGGTTGAGCGAGCCAAGGAACTTGCAACGGCGTTCAACAATCTGACGCCTGAGACCAAGAGCTTCGTTGTCGAGGCCGCTGCGGCAGGCGTGGCGCTGTCGGGGGCTGTCCTGATCATCGGTACGGTGATCGAAAAGGCGGCGCTGATCGGCAGTGCACTGGTAAAGGTTATTGGCGTGCTTGGCACGCTATCGACCGCCGTCATGGCCGCGAGCGGCAGCTTTACGACCTACCTTCTGGCGCAGAGCGGAATCGTTGCCGGATCGGCAACCGCCGCCGGGGCAATCGGTCTATTGGCCGGCGCGTTGGCGCTGACGGCGATGAAGGCATACGAGGCCGGAGAGGCTTTCTTTGCCATGCGGGCCGCCGAGGAAAACCTCAACAAGTCGAACAAGATTTTTTCCGACGCGACCGAGAAGCTGCTTATCCAGTTGCGCGGAAAGTCGGCGGAGGTGCGCGAGCTTGAAAAGCGATACCGCTCTGGCGCAATTGGCCTTGACGAGTTCAACAAGGGACTCATCTTGGCGCAGCGCGAGCTACACGCGCAGGCACCGGCAACGGCGGCAGCAAAGACCGGACTTGATGCAACGTCTGCCGCGTTTCAGTCGCTGACGGCCGCCACCACCGCCGCCGCCGAAGCCGTCCAGCACTACGGAAGGGGCGTCGTCCAGTCCTACGAAACCGAGTTTAACAACGCGGTCCTGAAAGAGCGTCTGTCGATCCTGCAGGCTGATTACAACACCCGCCTGAGCGATGGCGTGGCCGCGTTGGTAAAGTACGGTTCCGCTGCCGGGGCCGCCGCCGCTGCGCTGAAAGAGTTCCGCATCCTTGAAGCCGCGCCGTCCCTTGGTGGGCCCGAAACGGACGTGCGGAAGTTGCCAACGCCGACCATTGCGGGCCTGCCGTCCGAGGCTGTGCTCACCGGCTCCGACACCGCCCGCGCCGCCAAGCGCAACGCGGACATGATCCGCATCATGGCGGGCAACGTGGGCAAGGACTGGAGCAAGACGCAGCAGGCTATCAGTCGGCAGGTGTCCACCATCGTCACCGATCTCTCGCGCGGCATCGCGGACATCATCATGGGCGGCGCAAAGATCGGCGAGACCTTCGAGCGCATTGGCAAGCAGATCGCATCGAGCTTGATTCGCACGGTGATCGAGGGCGGAATTAACCAGGTCGTGAAGGCGCTGGGCGGGCTGCTGACGAAGTTCGGCGGCTTGGGAAAGGTTGTTGGCGGCATCTTTGGAGGCGGGGGCGGAGGCGGCGCAGCGGTTGGCGGCGGCGGGGGCGGCGCAGCTGGCGTGGGCGGCAGCGTGATGGGTATGGCGTCGGGCGGCATCCTCGGCATGGTGACGGGCATCGGGTCGCTGGTGTCGGGGATTGTCGGCAATTTCCAGATGGCCGGCATGAACAAAACCCTCGACCTGATCGAGAAAGAGGTCCGCTACTCGCAGATCCACCTTCTGCACCTGCTTGAAAAGAACAACGAATACCTGCCCAAGCTGAAGGACATCCACGACTCCATGATCCGCACTGAAGGCCGCCAGATGGCGATGGCGGGCGGTAACAACGTCACCATCAACATCAGCGCGACCGGCGATACGAGAACGCTACTCGACGCCATCACGCGAGAGCTGAAGCAACTGGGGGTGATACCCGCGTGAGCATCGACGTCTACATTGCCGGGGCGATCCGCGAGGCGGTCCCGTATTCACTGAGCATTCAGGCGAGTCTCGGCCAGCGGGCCACGTTCAACTGCCGGATCGTCTCGACCAGCGGCGCGTATCGACCGCAGCAGGGCCACGTCATCGAACTGTACAGCGGCGCAGCGAAGCTGTGGGCTGGCAGCGTCGACGAGGTCGCCGAAGTGTCGATCACCGAAGCCGGGGCGGCCGCTGGCGCGTTCTACGACGTCCGCGGCATTACCTGGGAGCAACGCCTCGACCGGCGGCGCTGCTACAACTTCTCGACGGCCCTTCCGGCGCACTACGACGGCACCATCATCGTCACCGTTGACGCGAGCACCAACACGCTCACCAGCGCCTCGGCGCACGGTCTGAGCAACGGCGCACGGGTCCGAATCAAGGCCCACGCGCAAGGCGCACTGGCGGGCGGGCTGGACTCGACCATCGAGTACTTCGTTGTCAGCGCGGCCAGCACGACGCTGCAACTTTCGCTGACGAGCGGCGGCGCAGCGGTTGACATTAACGACGCCGGGACGCTCGAGCAGGTGTTGCTGACCAACCGGGCCGGGACCATCGTAGCGGACCTGATCGCCAACTTTGCCGACAACGAAGGCATCGGCACCACCAACGTGGACCTCGGCGCGGTCCTCGACGCGGTGACCTTCGACGCAGACGCGACCGTCTCAGATGCTATAGGGCAATTGGCGACCCTGTCGAACCTCGTCTGGTGGATCGACGAGGACCGCGAGCTCTACTTCAAGCCGCGCACGTTCGCCGCCGCGCCGTTCAGTATCTCGACTAGCAGCGCCAACTATCGCTCGCTGACGGTCCGCCGCACGCGCGAGGACAAGACGAACGCCGCCGCGTTCCGCGTGCCGTGGACGCAGATTACCGTGACCGAAGAGTCGTTTACGGGCGACGGCACCACCCGCACGTTTACGCTCGCCAACCGCCTCGGGCAGATCGTCGGTATGACGGTGAACGGGCAGGATGTGGAGTTCGGCCAATGGCTGAGCGAGTCGGACAAGGCCTACTATTGGGAGTACGCTTCCACCCGCATCCGGCAGGACGCGGACGTGGATGTGCTCACCAGCGGCGACACGCTCACCGTCCGCTATCAGCGCCTCGGGGCCGACATCGTGCGCGTTGAGGATAGCGCCGACATCAGTGCGACCATTACGCAGGAAGGCGGCGGCAGTGGGCGCTATGTGTCGTACCTGGAGCGTGAAGTGGGGCAGGTGCAGGCCTACAACGAGGCCCTCGCCATCATCAGCGCCAAGAAGGCGGCCGTCTCCGAAATCGAGTACGAGACCGACGAGGAGGCCGAGCCGTCCTGCGTGACGCTGCGGCCCGGCCAACTCCAGACCATCGCTAACACCCCGCGCGGGGTATCAAGCGACTCGTACCTGATTCACGATGTGACCCTGTCCGACGTGGCCGGCCAGTATCTCCGCTTCCGCGTGCGGGCCATTACCGGCACGTCACTAACGGGCGTGCAGGAGTTTTGGAAGGCCCTTGCAGGGCAGACTGGCGGCGGCAGAGGCGCGGCGCCGGGGGCATCGACGACAACGCCATCTGTGCCGGGAGCACCTGATAACGTCACGGGCCTGTCTGCCAGCTACGAGTACGCCGACGACGAGCGAGTCCGCGTCAAGATCGCATTTACCGCGCCGTCGCCGCTGGGGGACTTCGTCGGCGTCCACTGCTGGGAAGAGCCTGTAGACCAGTCCGCATCGGCTGGCGTGCCGTTGAATAGCACGGCCACCCTCGGCGGTACCCGCAACCTTGGCGGCACGTTCGCGCCAGTCGACCGGGGCTACCATCTGGCCTCGCCGGTTACGCTGTACCTGCCGCGACCGACCGAAACAGCCACCCGCCGGTTCTACTTGGCGAGCTACTCGGAGCAAGCCGAGGCCGAGTTGGTACGCGCTAACCAGACCGGCGCAACGCCCAACGTCACGCTATCGATTGCCGCGCTTACCTACCAGTCGGGCGAAGAGTACGCCCGCCTGGTCCGCAACGTCTCGGCCTCCGTCGAATACGACGACTCACAGGTGGCATCGCCAAAGTACCGCATACTGTTCGGGTGGACCTTGCCGGCAGACGCTCCCGCAGCGTGGCAGAGGCCGTTCGGCGGCGTCCAGATCGTCTACGAGTACGCGAACGGGCAACGGGCCAACGGCCCCGCGCTCAACGTCAACGAAACGGCGGCGCGGTCTGATTGGTTCGACCTGTTCGTCGGAACAAATCCGATCCGCGTGTGGTTTGTCTCGATGGACGCGAGCGAAGAACCACGCGTCAACACCATCGTCACCGGCCTGACGCCTTCGGCTGTAGCGACGGTGACCTGGCCGTTGGCGTCGCGGCCATCGCTGACACCGTACGCGGACAATGTCACCGCATTCAGCGCAGCCAACGCCCGATACGTCACGAACGCGCAGGGCCAGAAGGCGTTGCTGATCGACCTTGCCTGGACGCGGCCATCAGGTGCGGCGGCACTGGCGCGCTGGGGCGGCGCGGTCATATGGCTGCATCTGCCGAGCGGCGACAAGGTGCAGATGACCGGCGCGGAGACTGGCAGCGCCGTCACGATTGAATCCAGCGCCTTCCCTCAGAGTACGGCCACCTGGACCTTCTACGCCGTCAGCGTCGACAACAACGCCAACGCCAACACGGACGGGCGCAGCCCTGCCGTTGGCACGCCCGTTGCGACCATCTCCGTCCCGCCACCCACGGCGGGCGCAGCGGGGACCGAGTGGACCTCCCACGTCACCGGCGCATCGTTTGCCGCGGCAACCGTCACCGCCAGCGACGGCACGACGCAACAGCGCATCACGGCCACATTCACCGCGCCGTCCGATGCGACGTGGGGCGGCGTTGAGCTTCGAGTCTACAGCGGGTCAACACTGCTCGCCTCGACCTCGGCTACGCCATCGCCGATTGCGGTTGTCATCCCGAATCCAGACGCTGCGACGACGGTAACAGCCAAGCTGGTGTCGTTCGATGTCAATGGCCGCACGAATACCGAAGTGGCCGGGACGCCGCAGAACACGCTGTCGATTGGCAGCGCAGCGGGGACGCTGGACCTGCGGAAGTATCTTCCGGCGTCGAGCGACCTCTTCACCATCAGCGGCGGAAAGATCATCGTCGCCGCGTCACAAATCACCGAAACGGCGATTGCCAGCGGCGCTATCAGCACCCCGAAGCTACAGGCCAACGCCATCACGTCCAACGAGATCGCAGCCAATGCGGTCATAGCCGGGAAGATCGCGACGAACGCCGTCACGGCCACGACTATCCTGGCCGGGTCAGTTACCACGGCCAAGTTAGACACCACCGAAATCAGCGTGGGCGGCGGCGGATCGAAGCCCGGCAAGTTCGGCGTCTACAACGCATCAGGGAGCCAGATCGGCTTTATTGGCGTCGAGAGCGGCAACGAGGGGGCGTGGTTTAAGACGCTGTCGGTCGGCGGCACGAGCTACGGGACGGGAAAGATTCGGGCGGATTCGAGTGGGAATGTGACAATTAACGATGCGACGCTGACTCTGAATTTAAACGGCGTAACTACCGTCATAACCAATGCCAACGACACCATCGGATCGCTGATAGCTGGGATGCGAATCACTGACAACAGCACCGCATACTACACCAGCTACCGAGCAAACTCGGTGTCACTGACCGATGGAAGCGTCAGCAGAGTGCTTATCAGTGCCGGAGGGGGAAGCCCGGACCCTGGCGGGCGAGTGAGCGTAAACAACACTAGCGGGTCCACCACAATCACGCTAACTGGCGGAACTGGCATCGTGAGCGCGTCTAGCTTTTCTATCGGCGGCACCCCGGGCGTCACCAACACCACCAGCCCGATCACTAGCATTAGCACAGGAAGCACGTCTTTTGTAACCGGAATCAACTCGAATCTGATTACCATCAACTACAAGGATCACTCAAACACAAACCAATCGGTTTCGTTTTTGGCCTATACCTCGACGACCAACGCCAATGGAATTTCTTCGCTGTCGTCGTCCACTACCACGCTAGCCTTCACGGGCGGAATCAGGACTACCTAAATGCACATCGACCTCACCGAGCGCCAACACGCGCGAATCGCGCAACTCGCCAAAGAACTAGAAGTCATCGACGGCAAAATCACGCCGCTACAAGACACGCGCCGCGCCTTTCAAATGGCTATCCAGGCCATGATGGCAACGATCCTCGAAGCCGCGGACGTGCCGCAAGATCAACAGTACACGCTGTCAGCCGACCTGAAGCGGCTGGTTTTAGCGCAGGAGGAATAGCGCATGGCATGGCTTTCGCGAGTGAACTTCGTTTCATCCGACACGCTCTCGTTCACCGACATCAACAACCTCGGCAACGACATCCGCGCGTGGGGCGACAACGTCAACGGGGGCGGGTACACGCTATCCAACGTCGCCATTTCGGCGAGCAGCGGCACGATGGCGACGGTGACCGGCGGCACGGGCGCGTCCTCCACGCTTACCCTGCAATCTACTTCTGGCTCTGGGACTAGCGATGCAATTATCTTTAATACAGCATCTCAGCTAGAGAAAATGCGGTTAACGACCGCTGGCGCTCTCGGTATCGGAACCGCTTTACCAGCGACTGAGTCGACGAACGCCAAACTGACAGTAGTTGGAGCTGTCAGTCAGTCTGCTAGTTCTTTGGCTACATCCAATACTAATGCTGGTTTTACTGTCCGCACCAATGCAGGCAGTGGTTACCAGCTCGCCATTGGATCGACAAGCGTTGACGGATCTCCATATATTCAGGGTGTTAATTTCAATGGCGGCGCCGTTGCTAGTAACTTGATTTTGCAGGGATACGGCGGCAACGTCGGTATCGGAACGCCGAGTCCATCGACAAAACTTCATGTGTCAGGTGGTAGATCGACTTTCTTCGCAAACTCTGAGACATATGCAATAGGTGTTGGTTATTCTGGGACCACAATAGCTGGATACATTGGCGGTAGCGCGAATAATTCCAACGCAGATATTGTGTTCAGTAATGCAGGCGGCTCAGAGCGGATGCGTATCCAGGGCGGCGGCAACGTCGGTATCGGAACGACGAGTCCGGCTTATCAACTTCAGCTCTCGACCGATTCTGCTGCCAAGCCCACGACCAACACCTGGACCATCGCCTCGGATGCACGGCTGAAGACAGTCCTCGGCGACTACGAGAAGGGCCTGGACGCTATCTGTGCTTTGCGCCCAGTGCGCTACAAATACAACGGCTTCGGCGGCATGGTGGCCGACGGCAAAGAGCACATCTCCATCGTGGCGCAAGAGGCGCAGGAAGTGTTTCCGGAGTGCATCGGGACTTTTCAGGGGAAGCTGCACGGGGACGATGAGCAAGAGACTGAACTTTTGAATTACAACGGCCACGCCATCACGTTTGCGCTCATCAACGCAATTAAAGAACTCAAAGCAAAGATCGACATTTTTGAAGCAAGGAACTAAGCATGGCAATTACTTACGATTGGATCTTCAACCCCCTCACCGTCAAGCCAGCCGACGGCAGCCTGACCGACATCGTCATTATGATCGACTGGCGGCGAACTGCGACCGATGGAACATACGCGGCGAGCTGCTACGGGCAGGTGGCCATTGGGCCAGCCGACCCAAGCACGTTTACGCCATTCGCAGACCTGACGAAAGCGCAGGTGCAAGGTTGGGTGGAGGCGGCACTGACGCCCGCGGCGGTCGCGCAGTACGACGCGTCGCTTGCGGCGGACATCGACCGCCAGCAAAACCCTCCAGTGATTCAGCTTCCGCCGCCGTGGGAAAATTAATCATGCGGGCGTTTTTGATTGATTTGTGCGCGTTCGGCGTCATCGGGATGTGCCTGGCCGTGGCGTGGCTAGTGATTAGTGCTTGGTGAGGTGAGGTGGATATGTTTCTCAACGAAGTAAAGCAATCGTTCATGGCGCAGGGCGCCGCAATCGCCGCAAAAATAAATCTGCAGGCGGAGCACGATTATCTGCAGGCGTGCAGGAACTGGGCCGCGAACGGCGGGAAGGACGGAGAGCCAAAGGCGGCGGCTGCGGTAGAGGCGCAATTTGCGTTCGATCCTACGTGGGAGATGCGGATCGTGCAGACCGATCGGCTGGTGTCGAGCATCGACCCGAAGAGCTTTCTGCAGGCCTACGGCACCGACACGGACGCCATTGGCGGCCCGGTGGGTGGTCCAATACCCGGCCAGCCGGGGCGCTACTACGCAGCCAGCGACTCCACGCCGTATCTCGGGCAGGTGTACCGCAGCAAGGGCAAGACCTACGTGTTCACCGCCATCACGCCGTTCAATCGAGCGTGGGAGGAAATCTAATGCCTTGGGGGTGGCTCAAAAAAATAGGCAAGGTCGGCGTGCCAGTTGCCCTACTTTTCGTTCCTGGGCCGTTCCAGTCGGTCGCGCAGACAATCTACGCTGGCGTCCGCAACGCTGAGCTGGCCGGCGGAAGCGGCGCCGCGAAGCTGGGCATGGCGATGCACTACTCGACCATGATGCTGCCGCAGATCGCAGCCGAAGTCGAAAAAATCTGCGGAAGGAAGGTGATAGATGAAGAGGCGCTAACTGAAGCGCTGGCGCACCTGACGCAGTTTTTCGTGTCGATTGAAAAGTCGGTTGGGGTCAAGCCGTCGTGAAAAAGATGATCTTAGCGCTGCCGGGCGCGCTGCTGGGGGTGGTGGCATCGATGCCTGTGCTTTTCTGGGGACTAATTGGTCTGCAGGTGGCGGATTTCGCGACGGGTTTCCTGCTGGCCTGGAGCGATGGCGCGGTGTCGTCCGACGCATCCCGAAAAGGATTCGTTAAAAAGGCGATCGCGCTGCTTTTGGTGGTGGCATTAAAGATCGCCGAGAGCGTGCAGCCGATGCCGGTCGAGCTGTCCGCGTACGTGGCCGGGTGGTTCTGTTTGACGGAACTTATCTCGATCGCCGAAAACGCCGGCAAAGCGGGCCTGCCGATCCCCGCCAAGTTGACTAAAGTATTGGCGCAGTTACAAGAGAAAGAATAATGAACTGGAACGTGTCGAGGCTGGATTCGCAAGCGGCCGAGATACTTTTCGAGGTCTCGCCCTCGGAGAAGGTTACGGTCCTGCTTATGGCCGACGAACACGCCGACAACGCGCATTCCGACCTGGCGCTACTCAAGCGGCACCATGACGAGGCCCGCGAACTGAACGCGCCCATCCTCAAGTTCGGGGACACGTTCTGCGCGATGGAGGGCAAGTGGGACAAGCGCAAAAGTGAGGACGCGCTGAGGCCCGAGATGCGCGGCGGAAACTACTTTGACCGACTCGTGAGTTGGCACACCGGCCTGTATATGCCGTATGCGAAACAGATCGCCGTTATCAGCGACGGCAATCACGAGGCGTCGATCCTACAGCACCACCAGACCGACCTGGCCGAGCGCCTCGTCCACAACCTCCGCATGGTCGGCTCGCCCGCGCTGCATATGCCTTTCACGGGTTTTGTCCGCTTTCGGTTCGACCTCGGGAACAAGCATCAGACCAGTACGGTTCTGCACTATCACCACGGCTACGGCGGCGGTGGCGAGGTGACGCGCGGCATGATCGACCAGTCGCGCACGCGCGGGCAGTACGACGCCGACATCTACGTTTCCGGCCACATCCACCGCCGCAACGCGGACGAGAACGTCATGACGGGCCTCAACAACTTGGGGCGCGTCGTGCAGCGGAATCAGGTGTTCCTTCGCTCCGGCACCTACAAGGCCGAAGAACGCGGCGGTAAAGGATACCATGTAGAGAAGGGCCGCGCAGCCCGTCCGCAGGGCGGCTGGTGGCTCGAGATGACGCCGCGCCGGGAACGAAACGCAGTCACGCTAGACATCAGCTACAGGCCAGCCACATGAGACACCTACTTACCCTACTCCTCCTCGCCGTCTCTGCCTTCGCGCAGACGGCCACCATCAGCGACACGATCACCACGCCTTTTGGCGGCACGTTCGGCGGCACGGTCACGGTATCGCTGAACTCGCCCGCACTGGCGCAGCCGCTATATAGCGGCAACGTTACCCTTAGCGGCTGGACGCAGACCGTGACGGTTACCGCAGGCGCTTTCTCGCTGACTTTGTACGCCAACGACCAGATCACGCCGGGCGGCACCTCGTACACGGCCACCTTCGCGCCGTCCAGCGGCACGGCGTGGAAGGAAACCTGGGTGGTGCCGACAGGCGCGACGACCATCCGCGCGATCCGCAGCACGACCGTGCCGACGCCGACCGTCAAATTCAATCTGGCGCAGCTGAACCAGAGCAGCGCCACGGTTGGCCAGGGCATCCGCTGGAACGGTACAGCGTGGGAGGCCGCGGCCAACGTGCAGGCGGTGGTCCACATCTGGTCTGCCGGCACGGAGGCGACATGCAACAGCACGACGCGGGGGTACGTGGTCATGGTTCAAGGCGGCGCTGGCGTGGCGGACACGCTGCGGATCTGCAGGAAAGATGCCGCAGATGCGTACGCGTGGACGGCGTTGTTCTAGCGTGGCCTGTGAATAATTTTTAATAGTCGAACAGTTGCGCTGTGGTTAGAGTTGTGTGCTAAATTCTAACCATGCAGAAGCGAAACGTACTCATCAAGCTGAGTCCCGAGGCCCACGGCGAGCTAATTGCTGCTGGCCGCGCCCTCGGGCTCACGCCGACCGCCATGGCGCGGCTGATTGTTTTGAAGTGGCTGGGCGCGTCGGTCCCGGCGCTGGATGAGGTGCGGGCGTGACGGCCGCGCTGAACGCGTTGCACGTGGCCGTAATGGTGGCCACCGGCGTGATGCTGGCGGCCGACATCGGCCATCTGTATGTGCGATTGGGTGCGGTTGCCTACCTCATGTTCCGCGCCTGGCACGACGCGCACTCGGAGGCAGGCCAGTGATTCGCCCGGAGGTCCACTACCGCCTGATTCGCCGCGAGCGGCGCGGGAAGGACGCGCTGATTGTCGGCCTGAGTTTATCGGTGGTGCTCAACTGGGCACTGGCGGTTTACATCTACACCTGTCTGTCGCGCTGAACGCCGCGTGCGGCGTTCGGTGAGGCCGACAGGCCTACGAAGCCCATCAGAAGGGCACTCCTTGGGTTGAGCATATGGCCGCTTGTCGTCACGGGCGGGCGGCCGATTTTTGTCTGGAGGACAACATGAACAGCAACAATACAGCACGCGTCATGGTCGAGCATTATATGCGACTCGGCGCCGCCAAGGTAGAGCAGGAGCGCCAGTGGCGCGAGGTGGCCGGCCAGATCTCACACGGGTATACCCGGACGAGAGGCGGCGTGGATTCCGCTGGCCGGTCCCCTGGCGTCACTGCCAGCCGCTCTCTGAGCGGTATCTCACCAAGGAGGAACCGGACGAAAAAACACGATTAGAACGATTGGCTAACCCGACTACCGAGCCCCCAGTCCCACGGCTGGGGGCAACTGAAGAGAGGAGATTATGGACAGAACAAGGTTTATCGGCGGCAGCGACCTGGGCCACATCGTCAACGCCCCGCCCTACGGCTGCGCGAGAAAGCTCTGGTACCAGAAACAAGGCGTTGAGCCCGACTACGAGGTTGAGTTTCGCGGGCACCTGATCCGGGGCACCAAGCTTGAGCCGCTCATTGTCGAGGAGTACCAGGAGCGCACGGGCCGGAAGGTCCGCCGCACCGGCTCACGCTTTGGCGAGGAGGATTGGCAGGCCGGTGCGATGGATCGCATGATCGTTGGCGACGAGCGCGGGCCCGGCGTTTTGGAGTGCAAGACGGCCAACGAACGCGCGTTCCGGTCGTTCATGCGCGACGGATTGCCGCTGAGCTACCAGCTTCAGATCCAGTGGTACATGGGGCTCGCTGGCTACAAGTGGGGCGCGTTCGCGGTGCTGGAGCCGAGCAATTGGCGCTTCGAGACATTCGAGGTCGCGTTTGACCCCGCTGCCTACGAACTCGTCCGCGAGATGGCTACGCAATTCTGGGCCATGGTAGGCGGCTGCGGGGAACCGGACCGTCTGCCGGTCAGCGACAAGCGGTGCGGGAAGTGCGAGTTTCGCCACTCGTGTCAAGGCGCCGCATTGTTGGACCGGGTTGATGTGGACGAGGACGCCGAAACGATCGCGGGGCTTGGCAGCATCGCCGCTGAGTATCTAGCCCTGCGCGACGTTCGCGACGAGGCCGAGGAGGCCATGGAGGCGCTGAAGGCCGACGCGGCCGCCATGATCGGGGACGCGCCGGGCGGCGTGGCGCCGGGGTACCGGATTTCGTTCAAGCCGCAGGTTTCGCAGCGGGTGGATACCGTTGCGCTCAAGAAACAGTTTCCGGACATCTATGCGAAGGTGATCAAGCCAAGCGTGAGCCGTCCGTTCCGCGTGTTCCCGGCGTGACGGGGAAGAGGAGAATATGGGTCCATTAACAGAAAAGATCCAACAAGCGGCCACGCCAGCGCCAGCGCCGCAGGAGCAACCGGGCCAGATATCGTCGTTTCTGAACGACATCATCGCGGCCAGCGAGGTCGGCAGCGCGGCCCGCGCTAACGCCGTCCAGATGAAGACCGACTTCACCAGCGGGCTGCTGTACGCTCGCGGGACAGCAGCGGGCAAGAAGGTGGACCCCGCCGACATCGCCATGCGGATTCGGTTCGGTCGCGACCTTGGGCTGACCGAGTTTCAGGCGGCGCGGGGTATCTACTTCATCAACGGCGTCCCGGCTATGATGGGGACGGTCATCGAGTTGCTGATGCGCCGGCACGGCTACGGCTGGCAGTTCGTGCAGCGTGACATCAAGGGCTGCGTGTTGCGGCTGACGAAGAACGGCACGGTGGTCATGGATGGCGATAGGCCGGCCACGGCGTCGTTCAACGAGGAGGACGCCAAGCGCATGAAGAAGGACAGAAAGGACACCTACATGGAGGACCCCGAATCCATGTATTACTGGCGGGCGTTGGGGCGTCTCCAGAAGTTCTACTGTCCCGAGGTAACCGACTACGTCAGCGTGCTTGCGCCTGGCGAGGTGCCGATTGAGGACGTCGTGACCGAGACCGAATCCCGCATGGGAGCCGCCACCGTTCTCGCTGACAAGCTCGCCGAGATCAAGGGGGCCGCTGAATGATCGCGCAAAGCCTACAGGACAAAACCTGGTACGACGTCCGTATTGTGGGACTGCGGAAGGTGGAACTCGGCCAAAACGGTACCCAGGCGCTCGAAGTGGTCGTTCGGTTTGCCGACGACTCACAGGGCAGCACCAATCTGTTCTTGACGCCCAAGTCGCTCAGCAACACTCGCAAGCGTCTCGAAGCCCTCGGCGCAACCGAGGCCGACCTGACCGGCGGCGACTGGCTGCGAAAGTTGAACGCGCGGTTGGCGGACGCGCAGGCGTCGGTCGTGGCAGAGGAGCAGGAGAAGTACGGTGTGCGATTGAACGGCCCGTTCCCGCGTGGCGGTGGATCGGCGGCGCGGGAAGTCGAGGCAGGGCCTTCGCCGTTTGCGGCGATTGGCGACCAGGACGTGCCGTTCTAGGCACCCAGCCGGGGCGGGAAGCCGCCCCGTATTTGAGGAGGGAACCATTGTGTTTAAAGTAGAAAAAAATATTCCCATTTGGCCATTAAACCGTAAGCGTGATGGCGAGCTTATCAAACTGATTGAAGGGTTGGAAATTGGCGATTCGTTCGAGTGCAGTTATGTACAATGCGAACGCGCCCGAGAAGCAGGCCGCTTGCGGTCTATAAAATTAGTTTCTCGAAAGATCGGAAACGACAAACAACGCGTCTGGAGGATCGCCTAATGGAAATCATCGGAGCAGTCCTAGTCCTCGCCGTCTGCGCCCTGGCCTTGGCGCTGCATCAGTACGGTCGGGCAACAGTATGGCTCGTCATCGCAACGCGGGCCAAGGCGAACTACGAGGCCGCGCTGCTGCGGGAGCGCCGGACGGCGGAACTGAAGGCGGAATGGGGGGGTGGTGCGGTGACCATAGATGATTGGCGCGCAAGGTACGACCATCTCGACGCAGAAGCCGACAGGCTTAGGGCTCGTCTGGCAGCGGCCGAGGCCAAATGGGACGCCCTCATTGACGAAATTGCCGACGCCGGGAAAAAGGTCAATGCGCTCACTGCCAAGCGGGACGCTGCTGTTCGCGCTGCGAAGGGGGCCGAATGAAAAAGCCACTGACGGATAGTCGCCGGCAAAGCGTGAGCGAACTACTGCCTTGCCCGATGTGCGGGCCGACCAGCGAGGCGACGGCAAGCGGAACTTTCCGGGGCGGTCACACTGTGTTTTGCGCGGCGTGCGGCCTTAGAATTGGCCACTATCGCTCTCGGCGCGAGGCGGCGGAGGCGTGGAATCGCCGTGGCGGTATTGCGGCGGTTGTGAAACCGCCGTCGGGCCAGCATGTGCTCGGCTACATTGATTTTCTGGAAGCGTGGGTTGTCGTGCACTGCGACGATGCTGGCATGTGGCGCTGTGCGTGGGATGGGGAGCAACTGTGCGTCGACGTGACGTACTGGCAGGAGCTGCCCGCAGATCCGGAGCGAAAAAAGCAGGAAGATGACGATGTCTGACGACCGCCACACCGCCGCCGACCGCGACGATCTGGCGCGCGAGCAACGCCGGGAGCGCAGAGAACGAGAGGAGTATCTGACCGAAGAGAAGGAGACTTATGGAACAACAGAAGATTGATTTGGACGCGCTGGAAGCGGTACTAACGAGCAGTACGCCGGGGGAGGGGCGACTGCTGCCTAATGGCGGGGCGGGATTGGAGGAGGATCGGACGTATTGGGGCGTTTTGGGTGGCGCGGGGTATTACCATGGCGCTGGGGCTGGCGGGTTTTGCCTCACCGGGTTTATCGACAAGGAGCATGCTGAACGCCTCGTCGCGTCTTACAACGCACTCCCCGCTCTCATCGCCGAGTTGCGGGAGCTGCGGGCGCGGGTGACGCCAGAGGCCCGCCCATGGCCATTGCCCACGCCCGCGCCGAGCAACTACGCTGCGCGGCACAATACGCGGACCCCGGCGCACGCCTGGGACTGCATGACTGGTTCGCAGAGGAATTTTTACTGGAGCAGGAACGCATGAGAAAGATGAAACCGCCGCTGACACTCGACGAGCAGCGGGCATTGGTAAACAAGCGACGCACGGCCACCTTGGCGGCGCTGGCGTTGATTCGCGTCGGATCAACGCCGCAGGATTTGCACGAGCGGATTCGGGCGGCAGAGCTGGAGTGCGGGTTGTGGGTTGATGCGGTGGAGAGGCTGCGACGGATGGAGGTGGAGAATGATTGAGATCAGACATAAAGATGGCGCGGTGCTGCACACCGTAAACTTCGATACGCTGAGCGGGGCGAACCTGAGCTGGGCGGACCTGCGCGGGGCGAGCCTGATCGGGGCGGACCTGAGCTGGGCGAACCTGCGCGGGGCGAACCTGTTCGGGGCGGACCTGAGCAGGGCGAGCCTGCGCGGGGCGGACCTGCGCGGGGCGGACCTGTTCGGGGCGGACCTGAGCGGGGCGGACCTGCGCGGGGCGAACCTGCGCGGGGCGAACCTGAGCGGGGCGAACCTGCTCGGGGCGGACCTGAGCGGGGCGAACCTGCGCGGGGCGGACCTGCGCGGGGCGAACCTGCGCGGGGCGAACCTGCGCGGGGCGGACCTGATCGGGGCGGACCTGAGCTGGGCGGACCTGCGCGAGGCGGACCTGCGCGGGGCGAACCTGCGCGGGGCGAACCTGCGCGGGGCGGACCTGCGCTGCAAACAGTACGTCTGTCAGATCCACGCCAGCCGCCACGCCATCGTTGCCATCGACAACGATGTGCAAATCGGCTGCATTCGCAAGCTGCTAGCCGAATGGTTGGAGACGCTTCAGGCCGTGGGGCGGGAAAACGAATACACAGACGCTGAAATCGCCGAGTATGGTGGCTGGCTGCGGCAGATTGCGGCGGTGCTGGCGGCGCGGCGGGGGGAGGTGGCGGAATGATTGAGATCAGACATAAAGATGGCGCGGTGCTGCACACCGTAAACTTCGATACGCTGAGCGGGGCGGACCTGAGCAGGGCGGACCTGCGCGGGGCGAGCCTGATCGGGGCGAACCTGCGCGGGGCGGACCTGAGCGAGGCGAACCTATTCGGGGCGGACCTGCGCGGGGCGAACCTGCGCGGGGCGGACCTGAGCGAGGCGAACCTATTCGGGGCGGACCTGAGCAGGGCGGACCTGCGCGGGGCGAACCTATTCGGGGCGGACCTGAGCAGGGCGAGCCTGCGCGAGGCGAGCCTGATCGGGGCGGACCTGAGCGGGGCGAACCTGAGCAAGGCGGACCTGCGCGGGGCGAGCCTGATCGGGGCGGACCTCAGCGAGGCGAACCTATTCGGGGCGGACCTGAGCAGGGCGGACCTGCGCTGCAAACAGTACGTCTGTCAGATCCACGCCAGCCGCCACGCCATCGTTGCCATCGACAACGATGTGCAAATCGGCTGCATTCGCAAGC